TGAGGCTAACTTTTTGTTAGCTGAACGTGAGTATTTACGGCTTAGCCGCAAATTTCATGTTCGCGATGTTGATATCGTCGCTCATCAGCAAATTACCCTCAATGCACTCTTTGGTGAAAACGTTCTAGATGATGTTGCATTGACCCGACACCGGCTTCCTCGATGGTTGCGCTGGGCTGTGGAGGAAACTCAACAGACCAGTCGCGTCTGCTAGGGGGGCCCGGTTATTGTGTATGGATCTAACAGTACCGTGGATCCTGAGTTGGTATCTCAGGTTAAACGGGAGTGCTTAGGTCGGTTGTGCATACGCAGGAACGGGCAGTCTTACAAACCCCGACGGTTCGTTGTGACCGAGGGATTTGGCCCAGATCACAATCTGGGAGTTTGTAACAACAACGTCGATGTTATGTATAAGGCCTTAATTGAGCGATACTTCTTGTGTAAGGAGGGTTGCTCATTTCGGCCGGCGCTAACAGTCGAACCAAAATCGTACGCTACGTGCCACTTGAAGAACTTTCGAGCGGCAGTGTTGAGTGCCATGCCACGTTTGCCCCGTCTTACCCGTCAACAAGTTGTTGATTGCTATAATGGGCCAAAAAGGCGTGTGTACTCCGCTGCTGCAGATAGTTTATCTCGTGAGTCACTTAATGTTAAGGATTCGTACCTTACGGCGTTCACGAAGTTTGGAAAACAGGATGTGAGTAAAGCAGGTAGAAACATTAACCCAAGAAGCCCGAGGTATAACTTGGAGTTGGGACGATATTTGAAACACGCTGAACATCACTTCTTTACCGCGATCAATAAAGCTTTTGGTGGTTGTACTAACGCAACAGTCATTAAAGGTTTCAACGCAGACGTATCTGCTCATATATTACACCAGAAATGGTTGCGATTTGATGAGCCAGTCGCCATCGGCCTCGATGCGTCTAAATTCGACATGCACGTCAGTCGTACTGCTCTGCAGTACGAACATTCGTTCTATAAGGGTATGTTTCCTGGTTCTCATACTCTTAAGCAGCTTCTGCGGTGGCAGTTGCTGAATAGGGGCGTTGCATATGCCGCAGATGGTAGCGTCAAATTTGAAATGCATGGTACACGATCTTCGGGTGATCTTAACACATCACTCGGCAATTGTATTATCATGTGTTCTCTAATTTGGGCTTTTGCGCACGAACGTAAAATTGAAATTGAACTCGCAAATAATGGTGATGACTGTGTCGTCTTCATGGAGAAGTGTGAACTAGCAAAGTTTATGCACAAGCTGGATAAATGGTTTGTTAAAATGGGTTTTAGCATGACTGTGGAACAGCCAGTGTATGAATTTGAAGAAGTAGAATTTTGTCAAACTCGTCCAGTTCAACTTGGGTCGGGGTGGAGAATGTTGCGTGCACACCACGCTGTACTAACTAAGGATCCGATGTGCCTTGTTCCTCTGGTGAACGATAAGGCGTATAGGTGTTGGTTGGCAAGTGTTGGTGAGTGTGGGTCGATCGCCTCTGGTGGGTCCCCATGTCAACAGGCTTTTTACAACGCATTTTTGAGGAATGGTAGTAAGGCGAGTGCCGGTATGATCAATACGATCTACAGGAACGAGTCTATGCTACAAAAAATCAGAAATGTTGCGCGAAATACTGTTGTGACACCGATCGCACGAGTGTCATACTACTATGCTTATGGTATTTTACCAGACTCACAAATTGCTATCGAGCGATACTTTGAGAACATAAAAATTAAAAAATATGTCTTTTCCCCGCCGTTACGGCGG